CACTTGCTTTTTGTAATACTGGATTTTTCATTATCTTTTCCTTGTTTTTCTTAGAGCAGGTTCAACAATTCCATTGGGGGCTTGTCTACTAGAACCTGTGTCTAACACACCAATATATGGTACGTTGTTTCTAGCAATAGGTATATCTTTACCATTGCCTACTAATTTCTTTCTAAATGTGCTCTGCCAACCTTGACGTGCCCTACCAGTTAAAACTGGAGTTGTTTGCCTTAGTTGACTCAAATACTGCTGAGCAAATTTGGACAGGTCAGTGTCAATTTCTGCCTTTAGTTGCCTAATGGTTTTATCTGCTTCTGACACTGTCCTGTCCTCTTTTGTTAGGCTGCTGTAGTTGAATCTACAGTTAGTGCACCTGTGCCTGTAAAGTTTACAGTAGCCATATTCAATTCACCAACAGTATTTTCATATTCAATACTTGTGATGATAATATTACCACTCAACTTTAGTTCATCATTGCCTGCTGTATTGTCCCAGTATGCAATTAGGTGTCCTGTGTTTCTAGTTGCTGAATCTGCAATTTGGAAGACCTCATCAAATGATGAGTTGTCATCTTCATCAGCAGTCCAAACAACTTCTGCAGAACCTTCCCAAGTTCTTAGACCTGCACAGAAACTTCTGTATGTGTTTCCCATTACTGTGTTGTCTAATGTCTCTTGAGTATGCGTAATAGTCCAATTTTGCACTTGAGCAACTGCAAGTTCAGAACTAAGAGTTCCAAACTCTAGTGCGCCTGTTGTACCTGTATAACATGCCATGTTATTACCTCTTTAGTTTATATTTTATAACAATAATCAATACTGAATATTGCCCTACAACTAGCATAAGGTTCAGATTCACCTAATTCTACTAGTTCTATTCTGGTCAAAATACAATCCTTTGCATTGCCATTTAGAGTCTTATTTTTAGCAATATGCTCTTCAATCTCATCTACAACAATATTACGTTGTCTATCACGTTCCTTACCACCTACAACAATAACGCAGGATAATTGCATCAGTGACCTTATTAAGGTTGTTGCACCCATTGTTATTCTTTCTCTGTCCTCTTCAACAGTTTCAACATAAACTGCTGGAAAGCCAGTTTTAGGCAATTCAGAAATGATGATTGGATCTCTTTGAACTACACCAAGTTTGATGTCACCCTTCATGTTTTTGAGTTGTTTTACAAACTCTTCAACTATTAGTTCTCTACTCATTACCTAGTTAACCTCAGTTCAACTCTTTCACGTTCACTGGCTTGGTCAATACTACCATCATTGTTATGGTCATATTCAATGCCAACACCATATTGCATATGCAATTCTTCAGCAAATCTTTCTTTGTAAAAAGTAATTTGCATCATGAAGGGATCACCTTCTGGTCTGAAAGTTGAAAGTTTAGGCAAAATATAAGCATACAAGGCTTTGTATACTGTTGATTTTGTCCACTGTGAGTCAGTAAGTTTTGAAGTTGAGAATAAACTAGGGCTTTCATATTTGTTCCAATAATCAATTTTGATCCTGTTTATCACATCTGTTTCTGCTAGAGCAAGTTCATTACTCCAGTCATCAACACCTTGTTCAAAAACTTCAGGAGCATATTGTTGTAAATTTTCATTAGTAGCAAAAGCCATTATAATTCTCCAAATTTAAGTAGAGGGCTATTGCCCCCTACTATTGTGTCAATTAGACATTTTTAAGGTTAATAACCCTTGCAGCGTCAATAACTGAGACACCAGCATGTAAACTGGCCACTACGTCATTACCAACTGCTTCTGCACGTCTAGCAATTTCCACATCAACGTTCTTCTGCATAGCAATGCGTGCTGCGTCAGCACCAAAGATATAGCCAGAAGTTGCTGTGTCATCAGCAATATTTGCTGTCATGAACCATGTTACACCAGCAAAGCGTGATACAAAGCCATTTGTTAATGCACGTGACTGGAAGTCACCACCAGCAAAGTTTGCACCAATTGTGCCATCAGATGTAAACAACTTTTGGATTTCAGTTGCTGCCTGTGGAGTTAGGATACCATAAAGTTCACCCATCTCACCTGCTTCTCTGATAAGTTGTGTTGCGTCATAAACGTCATCAACAGTTAGTGGAACTGTGTCATAAGTTGTGTCAGTACCATTTGCTTCAAATGCAGCATAAACTGCTTTGTCAAATGCTGTGCCAACTGCTTTACCTAGTGAACGTCCAATTTCATTTGGATCAATGCCACCAAGGTCACGCACAACTGCTCTTGCAGCAATTAAGTCAGCAGTGATAACATTGCTTGTTGCTGCTGGAGTTGTATTTGCAACATCTGTAGTGATGCCACCACCAGAAATTGTTGTTGCTGTTACGCTAGCCAATTCTGGAACATTTAGAACACCAGATGGGGTGTTAACCATTGGGATCAATTGACCACCCAAGAACAGTGAACTTTCTTCTGCTTCATATACTGTTGCAGCAATGATTGGCTGTGAAAATACACTATAGTTGGAGGTTTGACCTGATACATATGAGTCTGCCATTTTTTTTACCTCAAGTTAAGTTATTTGATGATTTGTCCACCTTTGAGCATCATTTTTCTGTATTTTGCTCTATCAGCAGGATCATGCAAATTTAAGTTTGATAGATCAAATTTCTCATTTGACCTGGTGTCAGTGTTACTTGTAGACCCTGCACCACTGGGTCCAGCAACTCTAAAATAAGAGTTTGCATTTAGGAACTCTTCAACAAGTTCATTCACTGTCATGTTATCCCCACCGTCATTGAATCTTGCATTGCCTGCACCGTCTGTTACAGTAACGCCGCCATCTTCTGACAGTTTAACATTTGACCTTAACAACTGAGATACATGCTCAGGGTTAACTGCTTTAGCACTACTAGACGCACTAATTAATGCACCATCAACTTTGATCTTCTCTAGTTCAGCTCTAAGTTGGGCTGTTTCCTTAGCACTCTGCTGTTTGGTCTTCTGCAGGACTTTATCAAACTCCTGCCTTTTTATAAGTTGCTCTTCCTCAACTTGACTTTTCAACTGACGTAATTCTTTATATTCATCAACATCAATGTCAGCAAACTTTTTAGTTGCCTGAGAAAGTCTCTTTTGCAAAATGTTATCCAATTCTTCTTGGCTAAACATTTTTTCCTTTACCTGGGTTTCATTTGGTCCACTATCTACAGTCCCAGTGTCTGTATTAGTGTTTTCAACCATGGTGTTTTCTGATTCCATGTCATCAATCTCCTTTGTTAGTTGAATAGGGGGGTTTTTTACTAACCTACTATTCTTATTTATACGCTATTTCTAGCCCTATTAATGTCTTCCTGGCTTATCTCAGGATGCAAGTTCAGGATTTCAATATCACCCATATTCTGTTCTAGCATTTCTCTGATATGATCCGCTCTGTTTTCTGAAGTAGTTACTTCATGTTGCAACTCAGTCATAACTTCTTCTTCTTCTGGATCTGCATCAATGCTATTTTTAATTTGAGTGAGTGTTACTTCATCCGTAATAAGTAACTCAGCAACCATTTTGCTTACCTCTTTTGAGAATACAGGATCACTAACTGTTCTTAGTGACTTACTGTATAGTTCTAATGTTGAATGTTCATCCTTAACATCAAAACTATCCGCATACTCAATAAAAAAGCCTTCAGGTGAATCAAGTGCCATCCACTGATAGAACAGTGACCAGATTTTATATTCTGTTTCCTGTAAGTGGTGACTGATGTCTGTTAACTTAGTATTAAGCAAGGCACGTTCAGTTGCTAGTGCTACACCAGACATTGGTGAACCTCTAACTGCTTGAACTGCACTGGTGTGAGTCATTCTTGTAATACTTTCTACTACTTTATCAATGGCGTCTAGGATACCGTCAATGCTTGAACCAGATGGTTGAAGCAAATAGGGTTTTAGTCCTGGTTCCATATCTTCTTGAACTTCAATAACAGCACCTGCGCCTGCACTTGCTCTAGTGCTTGGTGTTTTAACTAGGCTTGGGTGTCCACTTATTCTAATGTTTTGTTCAAGTTCTGAAAGTAAATTGTATATATATTTCTGTGCATAGGCAACATCATTTACAAGACTAATGCCAATGCCAGGAGTTGGACTTGGCATAGGAGCGTAGTTAATGAATGGCACTTTACCTAGTGGATTAACAAATTCTGCCATTACTTCAACACCAGTGTGTTCACCTGTGTCAACGTCTTTATCTAATCTATATTTTATAATATGATTTGTATCCCACTCTGTAAGTAGAGTGTGATCTCTGCCGTCATGCTCAATTACTTTAATGTAAACAAGTTCATGCTTGCCGTTTATGTTTCTTTTATAATTCCAATCCAACACATTTTGAGGAGCGTAAGCACAGGCATAAGCACGTATTCCCAATGCTTCTTCTTCAGCTTGAGTAGTTACTGCATAGCTGGCCTTGTCAACAAGTACCCAAGCATTGCCTGTTACTAGTGCCATATCATTTAATGTTTTCATGAATGAATCCATTGACTGACCGTTATTATCTACATCTTTTGTAAATCCAATTACATTTTGATTTGTCATTAGATTACCAAAAGTTCTTTTTGGTAAGTTTCTAAAAACAAAACTTGAGTAGATGTCTACCGTAGTCTTGACATGATTGTCTAGTGGTGTAGCCGCAAGGCGTTTACCATAAGCATCACCTGGTGTATTGCTTTCACCCAGATACTTTACTAGGTACTCACCTCTTCTATACAGATCACCGCCCACATAACTTCTATAAAAGAAGTCCGTCTGTTTGACGTGTGCGCCGTATCCTGAATGTGTGGATAATAGTGTGTCAATGTTCATTTTCTTATCCCTAGGTTTATAGTATACACTATATTTATGTTAATAATGAGCAAACAACTCTGGTCCTTTGCTATGTTGTTGTGGCCTCCTGATGGGTAACAAGCCCCATGTAAGGTAGCCAAGTGCGTCTGGCAAGTGATCCAAGCCTGCACTTTTATCAGGTGCACGGGTTCCTTCTTTGTATACTTGACCATTCAAGCATTTAATTAGGCCCTTGCACTTTGGCGCCACAGTCAACTTTGTCTCACCCACTTTATTATGAAAGGCAGTGTTGACACTTGCAACTCTGTCTATAATTGGTGGGTTGACTCTAGCACTTTTAATCACAAAATTGTATTGTCTTAAAATATTATGATCTGTGTTCATAGCACTTGTCTTATTGTTGGCTCCACTAGCATCTGGATATGCAACAATTCTGTTGTTTGGATATCTTCTGCTAATTTCTTCACACATCTCATATGTGTTTGAATTACGTATTTCTATTTCATCAATAACATGCATTGTTAAGCCGTCCCAATTGGCTACCACTGCACTCATTGGTTGTGTGTTGAAGTCAATGCCTACGTGTAGGACATCTCTTTCATCAAGTTGTGGTTGAAGTTGTTTTACATTTCTATCTATTTCAAATGCGTAATAAACAAGTCCACTAAAGTTTACAAAACTAGCCAAAAACTCTTGTTCAAATGTTCTTGGATCCATTTCCTGTTTTGCCATTTCAATTTCTTCTTCTGGAACGTTACCACCTTCAATAGTTGTAAACTGAAATCCTTGAAAGTTAGCATGTGCAGGAGCACCCGCCCACATTTCATAGAACCAGTTATATCCTTTAGGAGTGGATATGAATAGGGCATGTCCTTGACGGTCAGCAAGAGCAGGTCTTAATACCTCACTCCAACATGCAACGTCAATATCACTACACTCATCCATTACTAAAAAATCTATGCTGATACCTCTTAAACTTTCATAGTTGTCTGCACTTCTCAACGCAATTGAACTGCCATTTTTTAATTTGACAGTTAGTTCTGTTGTGTTTACTTTCTTTATCCATCTGACATCTGTTAACTTATTAATTAAGTCATCCCAGATAATTGTTTTGGCTTGTCTATATGTTGGTGCTACATAATAAACTTTCATACCAGGCTTGCTTGCATATTTGCACATTTCCCTGATGCTTAAAAAACTTTTGCCCCAGCGTCTGCCTGCACAAACTACTTTAAATCTACTGGGATCATCTGCTACCATTGTTTGATTGGGGGTTAATGGCATTATTTCTCCTTTGTTTTTCCTGAATTCACATACAGGCCAAACCAAGCGGCGCCTGCTCCAACAATGACACTTACAAATCCTGCTTGTGCGTTATTTGGATCACTTAAATTCATGAACCATTGTGTTGTGTTATAGAACACCAACATATATGTTAATATTAAAAGTCTTGGCACTATGCGCCAACTATCTAATGTTTCTGGTTTCATTTTCATTTGATCTCTCCCGCCTTTTTCATTTTGGCAATCTTGTCCTCAGCCCATCCTATTGCACTAGGTCCGCCCCATCCAAGGAATGCGTAATATCCTTTTCCTTTTTTGGGTTGACCCACGTATCTTTCATAGTTGCCATACTGCCTTGTTAGGAATGAATACATTCTAACAATTATGTCCGCTGACAGTGGTTCATTTCTTGCAATTTGTCCAGCACGTCTTACGCCTGTTGGCGTGCCCCACTTCATTGAAGGGGACACGTTTTGATTGTATTCCAAAGCACGTTTGGCATCTGCTACCATTTGTCTATTTGGTTTATACGGCATTTTGGATCCTATGGATTGGTTTCAATCAATATTTGGAAGTCAGCACCAACTTTTACATCACTACCACCTGCACGTTTTGCTCTAAACTCAACAATGCCACCACCAGGAATGCTGAATGGATTTGGAAGTTGATAAGGAGCAGGACCGCCAGCGCCAACAAACATTGTTAGCTTCTGAAAGAATGGTGTGTTGCCTGGTGAAGGACAAACCCAAATTGAAACTACTGCGTCACCTGTTGCACTAACAACAAATGAGTTCAAGTAACCTGCTTCATCCGCCGCAATAGCAAAACTTGCTGACTGCTGTTGGTTTTCACCCACTGCAATTTCATAAAGTACAGTTGTACCATCATTTGCAAATGCTGTAATTTTACCAGCATTAACTGCACCGCCTGAACCTGTTTTTTGTACACGGAAATCATTGATGTGTAACCAAGTGCTGGCTGTCTCAACAACACCTGTTCCATTTAAGTTTACATCTTCCTGTCCTTGCGTTCCGTCTGCTAGGATACCTTTGATTCTAACACGTCTTGCATGTCCTGAACCTGAGTTAGTATCATCTGTTGATGTACTTGTAATTTTTAAAACTTCACCTGTTGTTAGGATGTTTCTAATACCACCCTGTGTACAGACTGTTTCATGTGCTGTTGAAACTGCTTCATTAATTCCACTTGTTCCAAACAGAGCCATGTCATCAATTCTGCCAGCTGAAACTGCTAGTCCGCCGGGCAATGATGTCATTTGTCTACCTAATTTTATAGCCATAATCTATTTCCTCTCTAAGTTGGACCTTGCTCTAGAGAGTAAAGCATGATCCTGTTGTATTAACACTGGTACTATTGTACTGTGTCCCTTGTATTTAGGATGACTGTATAACCATTCTTCTGCTGGCCTAGCAGAGTTCATCCTATCTGCAATCTTCTTTAGCAATCTTGCACTTGCATGTTTATGAACATAAACTATTGCAACGCATCCATCCAAATAACCCGGATTACTGTCCCAGGATTTAATCTGAATTTTATTCTTGCTGTAATAGGCAAGACTCCAGGGGCAAACCTTCTTGATACTAGTAAAGTATTCAAGCCAGTTAACCTCTGCGTCCACCCTTTTTCTTATCTTTCTTTTTAGCCATGTTACATGCCTCCTTTAAACATTCCTATAATGCCACTTGCTACTAATAAGCCAAGCACCCACCATATTCTGTTATCAATCTTTTCCAACCTCTTGTTGATGTCTGATACATCCTTCTCAAGATGATGAAGATGATTACTTTTTATAGTGTTAATATCAGATTTGATGTCAGCTATATCTGCTGAGTTTTTATCTGTTACTTCCGTCCATTCTTTTTTCATTTTAGTCTACCCATGGTAACGGCATATCCTCTTCACCATTTGTAGGATCATCCTCCTGACCAAGAACGTTTTTACCTAACCAAATTAGCATTACTGGATTGCCTTCTAGTGCTTTTGAATACTGTGCTTTTCTTAGTCTCATTTTTCCAGCGGCGTTGCCTCTATCAATGATATGTTGGAATCTGTTTCTTAAGGTGAAATCACTTACACCCATGATGTAGACAATCTCTTTTATAGTACAATGACATTCTGCTAACTTAAACAATAGATCCTCATCAAGCTCAATCTTCTTACGCCCTCTAGTCTCCTCTGGATTCTTTTCATCCTCTTCAGGAGCAAACTCTGGATTCTTTTGTGCAGTCTCCGTAAGTTGAGCGTTGAACTTTTGTTCTTTAATGTATTTTGAATCTTGTGCCTGAAT